TACAAATATTGATACAATTAGAAATCAATTAATTGAAGTTATTGAAGAAACATTAGACAATGATGTAACAAGAAACAACAATGCTATAGATACTCAAATTATTGAAGCATCAACAGACGAGGGAACTATATACCCTTATGGTGGTGTGAGAATAACAGCAAGAGTTATATACGAATATACTAGAGGAGATTCATAATGGCTAAAGATATACAAATGAGTAAAGGTAAAAATACAATTACTATTACAGCAGAGAATTTGGAACATTTTGAAAGGCTTGGATATAAACAAGTTCAAAAAAAAGTTGCAAATAAAGCCGAAAAAAGCGATAAAACAGAAACTACAGATAAGGAGTAAAGCATGGCTACACATCACGGAAAAGAGGCAGTTGTAACAGTTGGCGGTACAGGTATTGATAATGTTACAGGCTTCACATTAGACACAACACACGATACAGTAGAGGATACTCAGCTTTCGGATACAAGTAAGACATATCTTGTTGGTAGAGGTTCTTTTACAGGAAGTATTGACATGAACTATGATGAAGAAAGCACAGAACAGGGCTTATTAGTTTCTGGTGCAAGTTTGTCTTTTGTGTTTTTACCAGAGGGAAATGTTACTGGTGACGAGAGCTTTAGTGGTACTGGTATTGTTACAGGTATGTCAATAAATACCCCATTAGACGGAGCAATTACAAGAACTGTATCATTCCAAGGAACTGGTACTTTAACAATCGGAACAGTAGCTTAATTTATGTCAGAAAAATTAGATTATTTTGATGGTATAAAAAACCATTTTAGCACTCTTGAAACACAAATAATAGAAGTGCCAGAATGGGGTTTAGTAGGTGATAGAGCTATATACTGCAAGCCCTTTAATATGCTTGAGAAACAAAAGATATTTAAGGGTGCATCTGGAAACGATTTAATAGTTTTAATAGATGTAATCATTGAAAAGGCATTGACAAAAAATGGCGATAAAATGTTTAATCCTACTCATGTATTAGCATTTAAAACCAAAGCTGATACCAATGTTATTGCAGACGTTGCTACAAAAATTATGGGTACTGGTAACGATAATATAGAAGATAATAAAAAAAACTAAAGAACGACCCAGAACTACATAATATGTTTGGGTTAGCCGAAAAACTGCATAAGACTGTTTCAGAAATCTTGCAAATGTCAGTAACGGAGTTTAATATGTGGATGGCATATTATAAGTTACAAACCGAAGAACAAGAACGGCAACACAGATTGATGAAAGCTAGACGTGGCAACTAAACAAGTAAATATAGACATATTAGCCAAAGATAAGACCAGAATGGCTATGCAATCAGCAACTAAAGGTGTTGATAAGTTAAAAGGTGCTGTATTTAATCTTAGAAATGCCTTTTTAGGTTTGGGTGCAGGGTTAGTTGCTAAAAGTTTTCTTGATACAGCAAAAGAAATAGAAAACCTAAGAGTAAGGTTTAGATTTCTATTTAAAGATGCCCAAGAGGGTGAAAAGGCTTTTAAAGGGCTAGTTAAATTTGCAGGGGAAGTACCTTTTGCATTAGCTGAAATACAAAGGGGTGCAGGTAACCTAGCAGTTGTTTCTAAAAATGCTCAAGAATTAAATGAATTGTTAGCTATAACTGGTGATATAGCTACAGTTGCAGGATTAGATTTTCAAAGTACAGCAGAACAATTACAAAGAGTTTTTTCTGGTGGTATAGCTTCTGCTGACCGATTTAGGGACTTAGGTGTTAGAGATATGTTGGGTTTCCAAGCAGGTGTCCAATATAGTGCAGAGCAATCAAGAGAACATATTTTAAGAGCATTTAGAGACGGAACAACCAATGTAAAGGGTGCTAGTGCGGTTATGGCTACAACCTTTGCTGGTGTTATGTCAATGATAGGGGATAAGTTTTTACAATTTAAAATAGCTGTTATGGATTCAGCACCTTTTGATTTTATTAAAGCAGGTGCAATGCTACTTGAAAAAGAATTGTCTAAAAATTTTGGAAGTATAGAAAAGTTTGGTGAGGAAATGGGTAAATCCTTAGTTGAAGCTTTTAAATCTGTTTTGATGTTTGGTGCTAGAACCTTAGACTTTTTTGAACCATTTTTTAAATTTATGAAGAAATCAATTATTAATTTAATTGAGTTTGCCCAGGGAATACCCGCACCTTTTGATACATTAGGTGTAATTGGTTTTTTGATGCTTGGTGGCAAAGGTAAGGCAATTATATTTATAATAGGTGGCTTTATAGATACTATCCGCTCTGGTTTAGCCAGTATTATTGATGGTATAGCTGATGTTCAAGAATCATTAAATAAAATTAAATTTGGTAGAAGCGAAGAAAAAATAAAGGCAGTTGATGACCAAGTTAAAGAAATGCGTAAATCTGTTGAAAGATTAAAAACACCTTTAGCTGATGTTGATGATAAATTTGGTGACATAAATGAAAAAAATACTTTTGAAAAATTAAAGAAAAGTACAGATATTGCGTTTGAAAGCGGAACCAAATATCAAGATTTACTTAAAGGTATATTCCAAGATACAGAAGCCCTTATACACCAAAACAAACAAGTAAAAGAAATTAAACCGCCACAACTTACTGGAACAGAAACGGGCATTAAGGGTCAAGATATTCTGCAACAAGGAATGGGTGGTCAAGAGCTTTTAGATGCTGAAATGACAGCTAAAGCAGGCATTATAGATATGGCTTATACTGAGTTGGCTGTTGCACAACAAATGGCAGAAGAAAGGGAAAAGAAACTTGAATCTTTAAATAAAGAAAATAGTGCCATTGAAAATCTAAAAAGTAGATATTCAGAGTTTTTCGAAAGTTTTAATGCAGGTAAAGAAGTTGGTAATGCTTTATTTGATTCAATGATGGGTGTAACAAGAGCAATAGGCGATGCAGTATCTCAAGCTCTTGTTTTTGGTAAGAGTTTTAAAGATGCTTTTGGAAATGCGGCACGACAAGTTGTTGGTCAATTAGTTTCTTCATTAGTTCAAATTGGTGTTAAAATGTTACTTAATGCAACTATAGGAAAAGCACTACAAACAGCATCAACAGCCACTTCAGTAATGGTAGCAAATACGATAGCGGGTGCTTATGCGACACCTGCGGCACTTGTATCTTTGGCTACAGCAGGTGCAAATGCTGTTCCTGCACAAGTGGGTATTGCTTCTACTGTAATTTTATCAAATGCTTTAGCTTCTTTAGGTATAAGTGGTAGAAAACTTGGTGGTAGAATGAACCAAGACCAACCTTATTTAGTTGGTGAAGCAGGACCAGAATTAGTTGTTCCAGATAGAGCTTCTAATGTTGTTCCTAATGGTCAGCTAGGTGGGATGGGAAAACAAGTTAATGTTAATTTTAATATAACCACAGTAGACGCTACTGGGTTTAGTGAATTATTAGTTAATAGCAGGGCAACTATTGTTAATGTTATTAATCAAGCCTTAAATGAAAAAGGTAAAGAGGTGCTTGTATAATGGCAGGTCAATTCCCAACAAGTCCAGTTGCTAGAGGTGCTGATATAGGTTCAGAGCAAACTACAATAGTGACCAAGACTACTTCTGGTAGAATACAAACTAGACAGATTGATGGTCAAAAATTTACTATAAAACTAGATTTTGCACCTATGAGAAGAGCTAACTTTGCACCCATAAAAGCGTTTTTAATGAAACAAAGAGCAAGGCTTAATACTTTTACAGTTATACCGCCCATTGTTTCTAATGCCCAGGGAAGTGCTACAGGCGTTATTAGTGTTGATGGTGCTATAAGTGCAGGGGCTACAACTTGCACTATAGACGGCATGACAGTAAGCACTAATGGTATATTAAAGGCAGGAGATTATATAAAGTTCGCTAGTCATGAAAAAGTATATATGGCAGTAGAAGATTTAGATGCTGATGGAACTGGTTCTGGAACTTTAACTTTTGAACCACCTTTGAGGGAAGATGTAGCTAATGATATTCAATTAACATATGATAATGTGCCATTTACAGTTAGACTTGCTAATGATGTTCAAGAATATTCTATAATAACAGATGACCTTTATACCTATGAGGTGGATTTAATAGAGAGTTTATAAAATGGCTAGAAATCTAACCACCGCAGTCAAAAATGAAATAGCAACTGATAGCCTACAGCCTATTAATTTAATTTATATCAATGTAGGAACAGGTTTAAGGGTTACAGACCATTATAAAGACATTACCTATGATTCTAATAGTTATACAGCATCATCATTGTTTACTAAGCTATCAAGCGTTACTGAGTCCTCAGAAATACAAGTAAGTAATATAACAGTTACTTTTACAGGTGCAGACCAAACTATAACTTCATTATTTCTTAGCAATCCATATTTAGAAAAAGATGCTGAAATATATAAGGGTTTTATAGATGGTAATGAAGCTCTTATTGCAGACCCATTTTTGTTATTTAAAGGAAGGATAGAGTCATTTAGT